AACTTGACCGAGAAGGTGCCAATATTGAACGTCTTACCACTGCTGGCGTTGGGCTTGCTGCTGAGTCTGGTGAGTTTCTTGAGATTGTTAAGAAGATGGTCTTTCAGGGTAAACCTTGGAACGACGACAACAGAGAGCATCTTATTATTGAGTTGGGTGACGTTATGTGGTACGTAGCACAAGCATGTATGGCACTTGGTATATCATTTGAAGAAGTAATAGAAACTAATGTTAAGAAACTTGAGAAACGTTATCCAGGTGGTGAATTCGACATATATAAATCGGAGAACCGAGCCAAAGGAGATAGATAAATGCCTATAGTATTACTACCAGTTGCTATGGCAGCAGGAACTATGATGTTCTATGGTTTGATGAGATACTATGACCCTCATTGTAATTGATAACTTCTTTGAAGATCCTTTTACAGTTAGAGAAGATGCTTTAAATCAAAATTACAAATCTTTTTTAGATGGTAATTTGATTTGGCCAGGTTATAGAAGTGACACTAGTGAAGAAGTTAAAGAATATATTATTAAAGAAATTAAAAGACTGACGAATGAACCTAATTTAAAAATAGGTCATTCGTCTTTTCAATATATACCAGAGAAGTATAACGAAGGTTCATTTCATGTAGATGTTCCTGATAAGTATACATGTATCATATTTTTATCACCAAATCCTCCTGATTATTCTGGAACAGAAGTCTGTGATGAATTAAAAGATCCTATGAGTAAACAATATTGGGATGATTTCATGCCAATAAAAAGATCTTTCATTAGAGATGGTGCTAATCTTCAAGAGTATGATATAATGAGAAAGCAATCGGAAGAAAAGATTATTCCGATGCTAAAAGTTCCTAATAAATTTAATAGAATGTTATTGTTTGATTCACATTTGTTTCATCGAGCACAAAGATTCTTTGGTACTAATATTTGGAACTCTAGGTTAACACTTACATCATTCATTAATTATGGATCTACCAATTGACGATAAAGAATTAGAATATATTGTTCTTGCACTTTGGAAGTGTCGTAAGAATGCAGGTGAACCTCAATGTAATGAACTATATCAAAAACTGAAACTCTTTAAAGAATCTAAAGATGAGTAAAATGGATACACAGGGAATGAGTCCTGAACTCACTCCTGAAGAAAGAAAAGCATGGGAGGAGTCTGGTAAGCAGAAAGTTTATAAACCTGCTGTCATTACACCCCGCAGAATTATTACTCCTGAATTGTGTAGGGAGTTAAAGATTCTTATCAATGAAGTGATAGATGAGAGGGAGCATAATAAGAAATTAAAAGGTCCATATGATTTGTATGATGAGATGGATGAATTGGGACCATCCTATTTTGATACAGAACATTTTAGATATCTTGTTGGTGAAGAGGAACCTCCATATAACGGAAGATAAATACTGTTGGAGACCTGCGTGGACTAATGGCTGACGATCTAACAACCAAACAAGAAACTGTAACGGCAAAATTTTTCCAATTATTTCTAGATAATAATTGGAATCCAAGTGATGAGAAATACACAAAACTTTTATCAGATTGTTTTGGTGATAGTGGAATTATGCCTTTAGGAAGTTCAAAGGTGGATATAGATTGGAGAAATAATTTTGATAAACAGTGTTTAGCATTGCAGCAGTATATGATTTCTAGATCTATACCTGCTACTGGATGGAAATGGTCTAGAGGTGATGGTATGATGTCATTTTTGAATGGTATTGCACAAAATAGATGTGGAGTAACAGGATCATTGGATAGTTGGAATCCTATGGATGTAGTAGGAGTTAAGACTACAAAAGAACAAGCATTAAGAAGTCAGATTGAAGCAGATGTAATTAGAGGTGTAGCACCATCAATCAATAAAGATATTTTAAATTCAATAATGATAGAGGCGATACAAAAGAAAGAATTGATGCCTGTATCATTAAAGAAAATAAATGCTAAAGAACGTCCTGCTATGGAGTTGAGTGAGGATCTTAAAGGAAATAATGCAAAGTTAAAGTCAAAGCATTATTTTAATTATGAAAATTTTATGTGTGATCTGGAGTGGAATTCGGATACAAATGAATGGAAAAATGCACAGGAAATTTCTTGGGACATGAATGATAAAGGTGGAGTAATTAGAGCACCTTATTATGTTCATGTACAGGCAAGAGCATTCCAAGGAAAGAAACCCAGAGAGAAACCTCAACATTCATTAGCAGCAAAAGGTGCTGGTGCTATGTTAGGAAAATCTTCTATTGCTCCTTTAGATGAATACGTTAAAAATATGGGGTTCCGTCCAGTACCTTCTCCTAGTCAGCATAGATACATTCCAAATGCAGGACAACCTTGGAGACAGACACAGATAAATTATTGGACTGCTTTATATCAACGTTTAAAGGGTGTTACTATTTCTGGTCAGAAAATAAAGTTTGGAACTCCTGGTGCTTATGGTAGTAAAGGTGTTGAAAAGGGATTTGAAGCAGCATTAAAGGCTGCCATATTAGCAGATCAAGATGGTCTTAAAACACCAAATAGTAGAAGTGCTGGTAGTAGATTAACTGCAAAGTTATGGGGATTGGAATGGTTATCTAGGTACAATGAAATATCTAAACGAGGTAAGTTTGATCAGTTTGCATATCAATTATATAAAGCTAGTACAAAACAATTACCTGGTACAGGTCCGTTCATAAAAGTATTTGGTCAGACTGGTAGATCTCGTAAAGAAATTAAGAAGCATATCGAGACACTAGAAGCTACAAACATAGACTGGGACAACTTATAAACTGGCACAAATGGTATGGAAAACAGCCTGCGGATGCAGTATAATATGGGTATCAGAAGAGGATACCATGCCAAACAAGCACCTAGAACATCCTGAAGACACTATCCTAGATGGTCGTCGGGTTGCATTACGTGCTGTAAAGCAACTTATTCGGACAAACAAACTGTCTGTTAAGTGGGATGGTGCTCCTGCTATTGTATTTGGTATGGACAATGGATCGTTCTTTGTTGGTACGAAGTCTGTTTTCAATAAAAGAAGACCTAAAATAAATTACTGTCCCGCAGATATTGATCAAAACCATAAAGGGCCTGTCGCTGATATTCTTCGGTTATGTTACCGTCATCTTCCTAGAATCAATGGTATCTATCAGGCAGATTGGATTGGTGTAGGAGGTGGTCAGATATATCAACCCAATACTATTGAGTATAGATTTAAAGAACCAGTATACAGTAAGATAATTGTTGCACCTCATACATCATACACAGAAATTAGTCCTGACGCTGAAGCAACTATCGGTGTAACTCTACCATCATCAGATGAATGCTATATGGTAGATACAAATAATGCAGAAGTTGTACCACCACTTAATTGGACTGAAATTTTAAAGATTTTACCATCAGTTGTACGTGCAAAAGTACCAGAGTCACGTGTAGAATTAGCAAAATATATTAATACATATATTCGTAACGGTGCGGTTCCGCATCCTAAAAAACTATACGAACAGTTGGATGCTAAATATAAAGGAGAAGTCAATGTACATACCTTTAAGGCATGGCATTTAATTTCTGAATTGAAACATCGTCTACTCGATGCGATTGTTGTTAATGGTGACGTTGATTGTTATATTGATGGAAAGCCTTCAGACCATGAAGGTTATGTTACCGTTTCCGATAATCCATATAAAATTGTAGACCGACTCACATTTAGTAAAGCAAACTTTAATCTTAATAAAAATTGGACGCATGAAAAAGTTTAGTTCTTTCCTGAACGAGGCAGAAAAATCTTTCGCAGCAAAGGAAGCTGAAAGGTTGCAGCTCACCCATGTAGGTTACGGGAAATATGCCGATGTAAGAGGCAACGTAACTCATATGAGTAAGGCAGGTAAGTTAATTAAACTTACAGCACAAGAACAAGGAGGACAAGAACAAGGTGGACAAGAATCTGAAGAGGGTGGCGAGGATAAGGTCGATCAAGGTGCAATATCTATTACATTTGGAAGATTTAATCCACCTACTACGGGTCATGAAGCATTAGTTAAGAAAGTATCATCCTCTGCAAAGGGTGGAGAGTATAGAATATATCCTAGTAGAACACAAGATCCTAAAAAGAATCCATTGGATCCTGGTGCTAAAATTAAATTTATGAAGCAGTCATATCCAGATCATGCTGCACGTATAATGAACAGTGAAGATATGAAAACTATCTTTGATGTTCTGGGTGCATTAGATGGTGAAGGATATAGCGAAGTTAATATTGTAGTTGGTGGAGATAGAGTCAGTGAGTTTACTTCTTTATCTTCAAAGTATAATGGTAAACTTTATAATTTTGAAAAGATAAATGTAGTATCTGCTGGTAATAGAGACCCAGATGCTGAAGGTGTAGAAGGAATGTCTGCATCTAAACTACGTAAAGCAGCAGCAGATGGAGACTATGATTCATTTAAACAAGGTTTATCTAAATCATTAAGTAAGAAACAGTGTGAGGAATTATTTGCTGCTGTACAACAGTCTATGTCAGTAGAAGTGTCAGAAGATTTTAATGAAGTTTCCTATCAGTTGTATGAGATTGCACCTAAATTAGATCCGAAAGGTTTGCGTGAAGCATACTTTGATCAAGGTCTTTATTCTGTAGGAACTTATGTCGAGAACATCAACACAGGGATCGTTTCCAAGATTGTTAGTCGTGGTAGCAATTACGTCATCAGTATTGATGAGCATGAGTCTGTATTTCGTACCTGGTTAAAAGATCTCCTAGAAGTAAAAGAAGGATTTGACTTTACACCTGCAGGTGAAATGGGAACTAAAAAATTAGATGATTATATGAGAAGGTTAACTCCAGGTGAATTCATTAGGAAGATAAATAAAAATAACAAGACAGCTACTCCCATAGGATTAAGATGATCGATACTAGAAACAACCTACCTGATATGACCGATGCCTATGCCAAGGTAGTCGAAGAAGGTAAGAAGAAAGACCGTTGGCAAGATGACGATGGTGATGGAAAGTGGTACGAAAAAAGTGATGTAGATGGTAAGATCTCCAAGAGGGAGAAGGAAGAGAAGAAGAAAAATCAAAAGGAAGAAGTAGAAATTGTTAATGAAATTTCTCCTGACCTAGCACTTAAGGCTTCCAAGAAAGCAGATGTTGAGCGTGGTAAGAAAGCTGTTGCTGGTGATAAGGAAGGTGCTGCTAAAAAGTCTGCTCAAGCATCAAGACTATACCAAGCACAAGCTAAAAAGAGACTTAACAGAGAAGAAACAGAAATACTAGATGATCTAGCAGAGTCTGGTTTATTTTCTGATGAAGAAATCGAAGCCATTCTAAAAATGAATGAGGAGGAGTGATGCTTTCATTCAAACAACTTGCTGAAAAGAAAACTAAAATAAAAATAAATCCTAAACAGAAAGACATCACAGAGAAGCGTAAGCATCCTGATGATTGTGCTTGTGTTAAGTGTGAAGATAAAGAAGAAGTTGAAAAGGATGTTGCAACTAATGAAGCAGCAGTACTAGGTGCTCTTGCAAAAGGTGCTGCAATTGCAGGTAAGGTAGCAGTAGGTGCTGCTAAAGCAGGTGCTAAAGCAGCCAAAGCTGCTGCACCAGTAGTAAAAAAAGTAGCAAAGACAGCAGGTAAAGTTGCTGCAGGTGCTGCTGAAGCAGGTGGTAATGCTGCTAAAGCAATGGGTAATTTACCTACACCAGCACCATCAGAACCTGAAGAAGCACCAGCAGATCCAGAGCATCCAGAGTTGATGCATAAGGGTGGTAAAGTAAAGAGAGTAAAAACTTACGAGATGCATGTCACTGCTTCTATGGGAAGACATGCTAAAGCATGGAGAGAAAAGAAAGCAGAGGAGCAAAGGAGAAAAGATAATCCTGCATACTATGCAGAGGTTGATAAGATCAGAGCTGCTAAAGCAAAAAGAAAAGACAAAGCAGCAAAGAATTTAGCAAGCAATATGAAGAAGGAAGAAGTTGAATTAGAAGAAGAAAGGTCAGCACGTAAGATGAACGTGCGTACCAAAGGTACTATTAAGAAACAGATTGCAAAGGATGCGGAGAAGGAAGCAAAACGTAGAGCAAATAAAACTGGTGAGTATAAAGAGGCACCAAAGAAAAAACGTACATTGAAGAAGCCATCACAACTTACTAAAGTTACAGGTGGATCTAAACCAGAACCAAAGAAGGAAGCACCTAAACCAAAAGCAAAGGCAAAGCC